AACTCGACTGGCTCATTCATTACTGTTTCGTTCAATGTTTCACCTCCGTCTGGTGTTACAACATTTCGCTTCTTTCAAGGTTCAACATCAGGCACTTGGGGCGTAGGAACTTTGACAGGCGTCCCTGTTGGAACAACAGCAACCTATAATTCAACAAACTCAACCCTTTCAGTTACAGTCCCATGATCATTACTCCAAGCGCAAATGGCTGGTCATACGACGATTCTGTAGGAAAATGGAAATTGGCATATGAAGATAAAACAATTATTTTCTACCAACAAACAGACCAATCCATTGCAACTCCTCAAACATTATTTGTAGGGACAGAAGCCGAGTGCGAAGAGCAAATAAAGAATTTAGGTCTAACTTATATGCCAGAAGCAAATTGATTTTATGGAAGAAAATATTTTACAAACAATAGATTTTGCCGCAACTAAAAGCGATAGGTTTTTATTTGTGGGATTACTACTCGTTGGAATTATAGCCGCAAGCATCATTTTTAAATATCTGACATCTAGATTGGATCAGGTTGAGAAAAAAATGGAACAAGTTCAGGTTGATTTTAATACCCACCTCCGAACAGCAAACAAAGAAATGATGGAAATCCTGTCGATTAGCAACCAAGCAATTGGTAAAAATATGTTGATTTTGGATCGAATCGAAAGGAAGATCGAAACATTATGAATCCTAAACAAATTGCGCTTGGTTTAATTTTAATGTCTTTTGCGTTTCTTGCTCTCGCACTCTTGACAGGATGCACAACTTTAGGTATTTCGTTAGAGACACAATACGGCAGGTTCACTTATGAACTGCCAGAACCAACAGGAACAAAGAAATGAAAATCGTAAATATCGTATTAGAACGACTCTCGGAGAATAGCACATGGCGTGGTTTACTCCTTATCGCTACGGCACTTGGAGTAAAACTTGAGCCAGACCTTCAGAACGCTATTTTAGCGGCAGGTTTAGGCGCAATCGGATTAATTAATGTGGTTCGTAAAGGAAAATGATTCCCGATTCTCGCCCACAACAGAAAAAAGACGCAACTTTGAAGTTGCTAATTAAAGCAGGAGTTAAAGATTCTGTAGCTTTAGTTGGCATTCGCGGTTACTATCTCGATTCGATGGGCGAGAAAGGAAAAAATGATCGAGGCATTTACGATGATGCGATTTTCGTAGTTTCGCCTGAAGCGTATGTTTCTTTCAACGCAAATACCGATCCTACTGTTTATCGCAAAGGCATTGCCTCTCTAGTCCCCGGAGTTCACATTTACAAAAAAGGCAAACATGGCATTTCCAAGGGTCCGGGGTATCCAGCCTTGCGTCCTGCGACAAAAGACGAAGCATTGCCTGTTTATCGCGATGGCGAGGGCATTTCGATTGGCTATCATATCAACATCCATCGCGGAGGCAAATCTACCTCATCACTAGGTTGTCAGACGATTCCTTCATCGCAATACGACTCGTTCATCACTTTAGTTTACGATCAAATGGATCGATTTTCACAAAAAACAATTCCGTATCTTTTAATTGAGGCTTAATTATGAGTTGCAACAACGATAACTACAACAACATCTGCCGTCAGGACATTCCATATCCGCAAGTTTCTCCTGAAAGCGTACCTTCGCTAATTTCTAATCTTGTTCAAGCACTCTATGGAACGATCAGTAAAAGTGTTGTAGATGGACGGGTGGTCTGGGACATTCCTTGCGACCCTAATAATAGCGCGGAAGTAGATAATATTCCACGCGAAGAAGGCGAAGGATTACTTTGCTACCTTCTGCGTTTATTTGCAAATTCGCTTGATAGCTTTGGTTCATTTTTGCGATGGGGATTTTCTGGTTCTGGACAAACAGAATTTACTCTTACTGGTGCATATCAACCTGATCGCAATGCTTATTTGGCATATATCGATGGGGTTGTCCAAGACCCGATCAATTATACAATTTCTACAACTCTCCCGCGAGTTTTAACGCTTGATACTCCTCTTCCTTCTGGCTCATTTCTTACTATCGTAGAACTTTCTAGCCGCGCAGGAGCGACAGGCGCGACAGGAGCGGTTGGAGCCACGGGAATTGGAGCCACGGGAAGCACGGGAGCAGTAGGCTCCACAGGAAGCACGGGGCCAATCGGAGCAACTGGTTTCGGTTTAACAGGTTCTACGGGCGCAACAGGAATTGCAGGACCAGTTGGAGCCACAGGGTCAGGTCAAACAGGAAGCACGGGAGCGACTGGATTACAAGGGCTTGTGGGGCAAGTTGGCGCGACAGGAAGCACGGGATTACGAGGAACCACAGGAGCAAGCGGAATTTCTCCTGCTATTACTCGTCAAAGTTTTACTGCTCACGATATTACCACAGGTTACAAGCAATTTGATTATTATCCTTCCGCTCCTATTGGCTGGACTTACGGCACTCGACTTCGCGCAGTAGCTAATTCTGCGTATCCTTACGATTGGGTCGAAGGAAATGTCATGGAGGTGAACGATTCTTGGGTTCGACTCTGGATTGATACCGCTCAAGGTGCTGGGAATTTCGCTGATTGGATGATTGGCATTGCAGGAGATGGTGGATTGGGAGCGACCGGGCCGATTGGCGCGACAGGAAGCACAGGTCCAGTTGGATCGACGGGCGCGGGAACCACCGGGGCTACGGGCGTAGACGGGCCAGTCGGAGCCACGGGAAGTACCGGGCCAGTCGGAGCCACAGGCGCGGGAACCACCGGGGCCACGGGCGTAGACGGGCCAGTCGGAGCCACGGGAAGCACGGGGCCAGAGGGAGCCACGGGATCAGGAAGCACGGGAGCCACAGGTCCAGTAGGCGCGACAGGTTTGCCGGGGCAATCTGCATCTTTCTATAATTATCAAGCAGACGCAGTAAATACATCTGGAGTTCCTGCGAATGGAAGAATTATTTGGGATAATCTCACTCAAGCATCTGCGACAACTGTAACATTGTCGCATCTTGATTCGCTCGGAAATGACATTGATGTTTTCTTCCCATTGTTCAAAACAGGTGACAACTTTGTAATCCAAGATCAAGGCAATTCTAATAATTATCAGACTTGGGAAATTTCCGCGACTCCGACTGTAGTTGTTAATAGTTATGTAACTATTCCTGTGACATTAGTTACTTCTGGAGGAACTTCGCAATTTGCAGACGCACAGAATTTGTTGTTTGCTATTGTTAGCTCTGGACTTGTAGGAGCTACTGGTCCCGTTGGAGCAACTGGAGTTGCAGGAAATGATGGCGCGACAGGAAGCACGGGAGCAGTTGGAGCCACGGGAAATGTTGGTGCGACTGGAGTTGGAGAACAAGGCGCAACAGGACCAGAAGGCGCAATAGGACCAGAAGGCGCAACGGGACCAGTAGGCGCAACAGGAATTGGTGGAGGTGGCGCAACTGGAGCAGGAACGGATGCGGTATTTTTCCTTAATGATCAGTCTGTAACAGCAAGTTATTCTATTCCATTAACAAAAAACGCACTTACCGCAGGGCCAATTACAATCGACTCTGGAGTTACTGTGACAGTCCCAACTGGATCAGCTTGGACAGTAGTATAAAATAATAAAATTATGCCAATCTCAATAAATGCAATTACTGGAATCGTGAACGCTACTTGGACGACAGCAACTCGTCCAGTAAGTCCAACTGTTAGTCAGACAGGATACAATACAACTCTATCACGCTTTGAATGGTATGACGGAACGCAATGGATGACTTATTCTGACACAAATAGAAGCGATGAAGTCATTCAAACATTTCTCGCTTCAACGACATTTACAGTCCCAGCAGGTATTACCAACATCGCTGAAGTCCTTGTTGTTGCAGGTGGCGGGTCGGGTGGAAGATATTATGCAGGCGGCGGTGGTGGTGGTGGTGTGATTTACCAAACCAATTTCCCAGTTACTCCCAGCGCATCACTTACAGTAACAGTAGGTGCTGGGGGAGCTTCAGTATCTGTTGATTCAGTTGGAAATAACGGAGGCAATTCTGTATTTGGATCATTGATTGCAATAGGCGGCGGCGGTGGTGGTTCATATAACACAGTTCCATATGTTGGACGAACTGGAGGATCTGGCGGCGGCGGTGGATATGGGGGATTTGCTGGAGGCTCTGGAACAGTTGGGCAAGGGTATGCTGGAGGAGTTGGAGCAACTACTGCAAACTACGGAGGTGGCGGCGGTGGTGGGGCTACAAATGTAGGATCAACAGCAAACGACACATCAGGCGGAAATGGAGGAAATGGATTTATATCTTCTATTAGCGGAATCTCCTCGACTTATGGTGGTGGTGGCGGTGGAGCAGCGACTTCAAGACCGGGAGGCACAGGAGGAACTGGTGGTGGTGGGAACGGAGGGAATGCAACTACATTTCCAACAAATGGACAAGCCAATACTGGAGGCGGCGGCGGCGGTGGTGGCCAAAGTGCAGGATTATCAGGCGCAGGCGGTTCTGGAATTGTAATCATTAAATACTAAAAATATGAGACTCGCACAAATTCAAAACGAAGTAGTAGTCAATGTTCTAATTGCTGATGAAGTTTTTCCAAGCACACCTACCGATACCTACATCGAATCTGACACCGCAGGCATTGGATGGATATACAAAGACGGAGAACTATCTCCTCCTCCGATAGACATTGATGCGCTTCGTCATACTGCTTATGTCGCGGAGTCTGATCCCATCTTTTTTAAGTATCAAAGAGATGAAGCAACCAAAGAAGAATGGCTTGCTAAAGTCGAAGAAATCAAAGCTCGTTACCCAAGGAACTAATATGCCAATTATCTTAAACGGAGGAACAGGAATTGTAAATTCCATCTGGACAACGGCAACTCGTCCATCAAGCCCAACGCAAGGTCAGATGGGCTACAATACTACTACTGGTAATCCAGAATGGTATGACACTCAAAGCTCTACTTGGAAATTCTTTTCTCAATCTGGTGGAACATATTCCATTGACTTTTTAATTGTTGCTGGCGGAGGTGGCGGTGGTATAGCTTATGGTGGCGGTGGCGGAGCAGGTGGACTTATTGCTGGTTCTTCTGTTGTAACTCCTACTACACTATATACGATTACAGTTGGTGCTGGAGGAGCAACAGGTTCAATTGGTAATACATCATTTATTTCAACAATTGCTAGTGCTACTGCTGGTGGTTTTGGCGGTGCTGGCGGTGTAAATACTTCAGGTGGCAATGGCGGTTCAGGTGGAGGCGGTGCAGGCACAGGTGTAGGCGGCTCTGGCACAAGCGGTCAAGGTAGTAGTGGTGGAGCTGGTTACGATAGCTCACCTTATTTTGCTGGCGGAGGCGGAGGCGGACAATCTAGCGCAGGTTCAGCGGCAATCCCATTAAATGCTGGCAACGGCGGCGCAGGTTACACCAGTAGTATTAGTGGAAGCAGTCTTACCTATAGCGGAGGAGGTGGCGGTGGTCATTACAATGCGGGTAATGGTGGCAATGGTGGAGCAGGTGGCGGAGGTGGCGGTGGATGTAATACTAATGGCACTCCGGGCACTGGTGGCAGCAATGGAGGTTCTTCGGGTTCAACTTCAGGCGGTGGTTCTGGCGGTGTGAATACTGGAGGCGGCGGTGGTGCTGGTGGAATCATCAATAACGGCGGTGCTGGTGGTTCTGGAATCGTGGTTCTTCGCTATCTCGGTTCACAACGCGGCACTGGCGGAACAGTTACTACATCTGGCGGATACACAATTCATACATTCACTTCATCAGGAACTTATGTAGCTTAATATTATGGCACACTACGCAAAAATAACAGACTGCAAAGTAACGAGTGTAATCGTTGCTGAAAAAGAATTCTTCGACACTTTCGTGGATAACACACCCGGAGAATGGATTCAAACATCCTACAACACTCATGGTGGCGTTCATGCTTTAGGCGGAACTCCACTTCGCAAGAACTATGCTGGCGTTGGATTTTCTTACGACAAAGTAAAAGATGCATTCATTCCTCCAAAACCATTTGAAAGCTGGAGTCTCAATGAAGATACCTGTCTCTGGGATGCACCAACTCCTTATCCAGAAGATGGAAAAGATTACACATGGGACGAAGCAACTTTAAGTTGGGTAGAAGTAACTAAATAATTTTATGGCAACATCATTTACACTACAAAACGATCCTGCTTTGCCTCAAGGGTATCTCAAGGTCAATGGATCAACCTCTGCTACATTCACTACGAGTGGAATTACAGGAAACTTGACTGGAAATGTGACTGGAAATGTGACTGGAAACTTGACTGGAAATGTGACTGGTAACGCTGATACTTCTACGAAGTTCTCAACTACGACTGGTTCTGCTCCAACTTACGCCTGCCGTGCATGGGTGAACTTTGACGGAACACGCGATACTACTGGTGCGGTTAGCACAGCAAATACAAATCGTTTCATCCGCTCAAGTGGCAATGTGACGAGTGTGTTGAGAACATCAAATGGTGGTTATACAATTACAATGACAACTCCAATGAGTGATGCGAATTATTGTGTTACTGCTGTAACAGATGTAAGATCAACAACAACTACCACAACATTTACATCAAGTCAATTTTCTATAAATTGTTATGGATCAGCAGGATTTGGCACAGACCCAAGTTATGCTTTTTGTTCAGTAATTCAATAAAACTAATTATTATGCCGCTAACTAAAGCAACTCAAGCAGTAATTGCTCCAAATATCTGTACGACAGATACAACGCAAACAATTACTGGTAATAAAACATTTACTAATTCAATTAATGGTAATGTTACTGGTAATGTTACTGGTAATGTTACTGGTAATGCAGGAACGGCAACAATCCTACAAACGGAAAGAACTATTCAAATTTCTGGTGCTATTACTGGAACTGCGACTTCTTTTAATGGTGGCTCAAATATTGTTATTCCTGCAACAATTTCATCTGGAGCAACAATTACATCTCCAATTATTTCTGGTATTGTTATTGGGGCTACCGGAGCGCAATTACCAAGTACATTAATTTATGGTGTAATAGATGGATCAAGCGGAGCATCTGGATTTGTTGGTCAAATAGTATCTTCAACTGTTGCTGTTGGAAGTGCAATTGCATTGACAACTAATACTACTGCAAATGTAACGAGTATTTCATTACCTATTGGAGAATGGTATGTAAATGGTCAAGTGGATTATCGTGCAGGCGCAACAACAAGCATTACAATTCTTGCACAAGGTATTAGTCAAACATCAGCAACACTTGGAGGGCAAGATACATTTTCTCGATCTGTAATGTCGGCAGTTGTTCCAACTGCGGCTAATGATATTGGAATTCCAATTCGTGGTCAAAGAATTGTATTAACTGCTCAAACTACAATTTATTTAGTTGCTACAGGAACTTTTACAGTTTCCACTTTATCCGCTTACGGAACAATTGAAGCAAGAAGGATTCGTTAATATGCCATACACTACACAAAAAGCAGAATTGCCAGAAGGTTTTATTGATTTAGGCGAAGAAGTTCCTTCTATGGGAATGACTGAAATTGAAATTGAAACTCCGAAAAGCGAATATCACTATCCATCGTTGTATTTTGACAATGCAGAAGAATTAAGTAAGTTGCCAAAAGAAGGAACTGCTGTTATCCATTTCAAAAAAGTCATGGAGAAAAAAGAAGTTACGATGCGCGATGGCGAGGAGAAGAAAAGGCATTGCGTGGAATTGCAAATTTGTGGTATCAAACCTAGTTCTATTTCTGAATCCGAAATGGAATCCGAGGAATACGATGACGAAGACGAAATTGAAAATGGATTAAACGAAGCTGAAGAAGAAGATTAATTTTATGAAAAACCCTAACTCACCCATGCCTGAAGAGGCTATGACTGACGAAATGTCCGCAATGCCTCCTATGCCTGCGGAGGGCGAGGTAATGATGAGCATCCCTAAATCGACCTTCGACCAATTACACGGCATCGTGGTGCAATTGGCAGAGGCTATTGACGCACTTGCTGTCAATGTCGAGCAACAGGCGGCAGGAGGTGGCGAGATGATGCCTCCTGAAACTCCTGAAGGCGAGATGGAAGATGCCGATCTTGCCGCATTTGCAGAAGAACTTTCCCGTGGTGCTGTCTAATCATGTTTGTCTCGCAAATTTTCGAGGAATGCGCGGAAATTTTAGGCACGACAGACCAGACTAAAATTTTCCGCAAGATCAGTCAGGCAGTCCAGACTTTAATGGAGTCTGGACATTGGATGCATTCGACTGCGGAAGTCGATGTCTGCGCGGGTTGGGATGGTTGCTCTATTGCATTGCCTCGCGGCGTTTCTGTGCCGTTAGCAGTCAATGTAGACGGCAGTCCTACATACTTTCGCAATCGTTTATTTCAGTATCATGTAAACAAGGGTGGGAAATACAACTCCGTCGAGTGGGCATGGGATGACCGAGGCTATGTTGCTACCTTAATGGAAATCATCCAGCCTTCCGAGTTGGTTGCGATTGCCGAATCTAGCAACGATGTCGGAAAAGTTCTTCGTATTATTGGCACAGACAATTTAAATCGAGATATCCGCAGTCAACTTCCAGACGGCACAGGTGTAGATGGGTTGCTTGTTCCTATCAACAGCATCTCTGACTTTCCTTACGGCACAATTGCGCCATCTGGTTCTAATGTTAATACACGCGAAGTCTCAATTTCGCCGATTCAGCTATTTAAGTCTGCTACTGCCCATCAGTTAAATTCTGGTCAAGGAATGTCGGTCACGCCAATCCCAATCTCTGGGACCATTCCAGTTCCATTATCAAGTGGCAAAACTTATTACATCGGCGTTGTTGATGCGTTCACGATTAAAATTTACAACGACTCATTAAACGCTCAAGCAGGAGATTACCCTATTTCATTACAATCAATTGTTGGTGCTGATCCACTTGAATTTCTTGATCAAAGGGCAAGCCGTGTTGTTACTGCATTACGATTTGCAACCGCTCCAACGATTGGCATTAGTAGTGCCAATCCCATTGTGTTTCCTGCTGGACAGACATTGCCTGCTCCTTTGAAGTCAGGAACAACTTATTTTGGCAATCTTTTAGATTCTACAAATCTTCAGATTTTCGAGACTGAAGAGAACGCTCAAAATAATTACAACGAGGTTTACACGACTGGATCAATTGATCCTATCGATGTCGATATTCGTAAAGAGATTTTTCCTGAAACAAAGTTAACATTTACAGTCCCTCACTTGTTCGTTGATGGAGATCAAGTTGAGGCATTCACATCTGGTGGCGTATTGCCTCGTCCATTGATCAGCAACAAGAATTACTTTGTAAATATTATTGATTCAACCTCGGTAACACTTCACGAAAATCAAGCAGACGCAGTTGCATCAACTGGAACATTCTTTGTAAATCCTATCGTTCTTTTAACGCCCGGTAGTGGTGTGTTTTCGTTAGTGAAATTAATTCCCGCTACGGCAAGCGTTGGTAAAACAAATCAGATTTCTGCTCCGGGTCTGTCTATACCAGCACCATTAGGAGCAGGAGCGCAATTTGCGGCAGTACCAGTTGGTTCTGTAACCTCTGTTCGCGTATCTGCTAGTGGTTCTGGATATACTACCGAACCAATTGTAACTTTTAGTGATCCACCAACTCCTCCTGCTGGTCAGCAATCTCGTGTTGCAAAAGGATATGCAATTAGAAATTCTATAACTAATACAATTTCTGAAGTTATTATTACTGATTCTGGTCTTGGATATTCGTCTACTCCAACAGTAACAATTGACCCTCCTACAACTACAAATTTTACTGTTACTGGAATTACTACAAATCCAAGCACTTTAATTGCAACAGCAACAACTGCTGTTGCTCATGGATTTGCTAATGGAAATCAAATTTTAATTTCTAATGCGTCTCCAAATGATTATAATGGCACAAAAACAATATCGAATGTATCTACTAATACATTTACTTATGTTGTTGGTTCAGCTTTAGCAGATGCTACTGGTAATATTACTGCCGCTAGAGTTGCATCAGGTAACCAAGCTACTGCTACTGCCAGCATTACTACATCATTTATTTCAAAATTCACTCAAATTTCTGCTGGTTCTGGATATACTGAAGCACCACAGGTTAAAATTGAAGGTGGCGGTGGAACTGGAGCGACTGCAAAAGCAAATGTTTCTGGAGGACAAGTAACTTCGATTGATATCATCACTCAAGGAACTGGCTACACATCGCCGCCTAGTGTTATACTTTCTCCTTCTACTGGAGTATTCATTGAATTTCAAAGTACAGGAACATTGCCGCAACCTTTAGTTGCGGGAACTGTGTATCGTGCAGAGAATCCTACCGCAGGCAATACATTTACAATTAAAAACACAGATTATTCGGATGTTGATATTAAATCATCTGGTTCAGGAATATTGTATGTAGTTCTTTCTAGGGCTTTTGGAGTTTCGTTTACTGGAAACTGGAGAGGTGACTATGCATCTCTTGGTCAAACTCAAGGTTTTTACTTTGGAACTGATTTTCTTCTTCCAACAACTACTCCATCAATTGATAATGGTGTAACACAATTCTGGTTACGAAAAGATACTGATGAGTCTGGACGAGTTTATACTTCTGAAGCAAATGCAATTGCTGGAGGAACTACTGGTAAAGTTGTAACAACTGCATTTGGAACAGGTCAAACATATTTTGGAATTCGTTTTACTGTAACTCCTAGCGTTTACGATGATTTAATTGAGCCAGATAACATTCAATTTATTGCAGATGATGAGATAGTTAATTTTAGCACATCTGGCACATTGCCATCTCCATTGATTGCTGGAACTAATTATACTGTAAAGCTATTCGGCAATCGTGTAAAAGTATACTCTGGCGGTGTGTTGGTTCCAATTGCAACGCCGGGGACAGGTCGATTGACGCTAGATATTCGCAGAGTAATGATAGTCCAGCCTTCGACTAGCATTTATGCGCCTGCTTGCTTGTATGAAACTGGCGATTCCGTAACTGTTCGTGCAACTGAAAATGATGTATTACCAAGTGGTCTTGTTGCAGGCACTACATACTATGTTCGCAAAATTAAAAGCGATGAATTTGAGCTTTATGACACTTTAAATAACGCTAGAAACTTATCTTCGACTACTGGTCGAGTTGAATATTTAACAACTGGAAATAAAACTACCTCTACTTTCTTTGTAGATAATGTTCAAGGCCCAGTCCTAGTTAAGAGTATCGCACATATTGAAAAACCAGTAACAGATGGATATGTGAGTCTCTATGCATGGGATTACGGACGCAGTAATGATTTGACTCTGATTGGTCAGTATCATCCAGACGAAATTAATCCTAGTTACAGACGAGTTCGCATTGGCAAGAAATGTGCTTGGGCGCGAATCATTTATCGTGTCTCGCCTCCAACTGTGACTTCCAAGCAAGATTACATTCCTCTGGAGCATGAACGCGCAATTATTACTGCGGTTCACGCTTGCGACTTGGAAGATAAAGACTTTGCCGAGCAGGCGACTCGTTACTGGGGTGTAGCATTTAATTACCTGAAGAACCAGCAAGAGCATCTGGATGGTCACTCATTCCAGCCACCGCAAATTCAAAATCTCGTCTATGCTGACGGACATGATCCCGTGATGACATGAAAAGTGAGAATATCACAAGTGGCAGACTGCAAAAGATCACTACAGGGTGGACGCAGGGAGTCAATTCTGTTCGCAATCCTTGGGCATTGCCAGAGAACCAGTTTAAATGGGGAACTAACCTTTCTATTCGCGGTGGAATCGCCCAGACTCGACCCGGCTACACAATGCGCCTTTCTCTACCTCCCGGCAACCTGCAAGGCGGGATTATATTTCAGGCAAACAAGCAAAAAGACGCATCTTTTAGCCGCGAAGAAAATGGAGTTCAAACAGCAGTTCCTGCGAAGATTTTTGATGTAAATGGCGAAGGAGTCATTGCAAGCGAATTGAGCTACATGGTCTTTGCAGTAGACGGCAATGTTTACTACGCACCTTTCCCACTAGTTCAGCCTAAAAACTGGAATGATTACAAACTGAACAGCATTAAGTTCGATCCTGATGTTGAAAATCTTTTCTTCGCACTAGCCACAAAAACGGCAAATTTGGCTACATCCGAAAATGAGTTAGTCACTCCAGCACATACCATCATAATGATGCAGGATGGCATTTCTGCGCCTGCCTACTGGGATGGTTCAAATAAAGTTGGAACGCAGGACTCGTCCATCCCTGTAGGGACACACATGGCATATTCTGGCAATAGAATGTGGGTTGCAGAGAAGAATATCGTTCTTGCTTCCGATCTTGGCGACCCAACTAGCTGGAAGGAACGAACACAAGGCACAGGGAGGGGCGATTTTGCGTTTGTGCGACCTGTTACTGGTCTTGTTTCGTATGTCGGTCAAGATACCTCTACCCGGCTAATCGTGTTTACAGATCGCGCCACATATTCGCTTGCATCTGGTGTGCTGGACAGGACGCAATGGACTACGACTGCTAATTTTCAGAATACGCTTTATCCAACTGTGGGATGCGTTGCGCCTCGGTCAATTGCGTTTCAGGCAGGTCAGATGTGGTGGTATTCGGATGGTGGTCTTGTTGCGGCGGATGTTGCGGCGGCATCATATTTAAGTTCGCAAGTATTGTTTAAGGATATTGAAATGGCGCGAACAAAGCGTTTGATGGATGGGAATCCATCGAATATTTGTGCCGTTGCGTTTGAAAACTATTTAATGTATTCCGTTCCATACCTGTCAAAACTTAATACTGACACAATGGTTATGGACTATGCTCCCGCCGCAGAGTGGGGAAGTGGACGGCAACCTGCATGGGCTGGAGTCTGGACTGGAACTCGACCAGTTCAATGGACTGTTGGGAAGATTGAAAGTCAAAATCGATGCTTTCAATTTTCTGTTGATTATGCACCAACGGCAGATGGTTCTTACAATCATCTTTGGGAGGCATTCCAACCTGAACGATACGATACATATCTTCAGATAAACCCTGACGGCACTACAACCGATCTTTACAATCGCATTTATTGCCAACTTGAAACTCCAATGCTTGGAGACGGCATGGACTTGAAACAATTTATCTACTCTGAAATTGAAGCTACTGAAATCGGTGGAACTGTAGATGTAAATGTAAGTTATAGGGGGTCAAAGGGTCGATATTTGCCGATCTTGAATACTAGGATTTTAGCAGTCACTAATGATTATCAATGGAGGGGAACAGATTACGAAAGCCAAGTAGAGAAAGCTGGCTTTCTTAACACGCAATATCGCAGATTAATTACAGAATCAGCAAACAGGTTAGCTACCTACGAAACCTGCGAAAGCCCATTAACTAACGATGTAGACAAGGCTTTCTCAATCCTGATCGAATGGTGTGGTCAGATGGGCATCGAGATTGTCAGGACTTTCCTAGACCCTTGGAGCGAAAAAGCTACTGGAATTCCTCAATATGTCGAAACTAAATCTTGCGTTGTAGGTCAGAATGGTGACAATTTTACTATCGATTTGAAAGAAAGTCCGTATGAAAATTTATCCTTGTCACAAGAAAACTGGAGTGCCAAAGTTTATAAGACTGTGACTGTAAATTGCACAAGTTCTAGCAAGACGATTTCCGCCACCGCATCTGCTTCATATATTTCAACAGTTAGCTATGCTCATGCGCGAGAAGAGGCTGAAACGCTGGCAGAGCAAGCCGCAACCAATGCCGCTCAAGAATTTAAGGCAAATAACCCCTGCTAATTATGCCTTCCATTGCTAAATCAAAAATAAGATTGACAGATTTTCCGAATAAATTTATCTCGCCTTTTACAGATGAATTTCTGGTTCCTGTCTACTCGTCTATTCCTTTTGAAAAAAATCAAAATGAGTGCTTGCCGTGTGCGTTGTGCGGCACATACAATGATCGCCAAGATGTCTTGGATCAAGTTGCTTCGCAGTATACGGGATTCAAGCAAGGACCAGTTCCAGACGAAATTTTTGTCGGTTTTAACTAATAAATAAATACATGAGATCAACAATTGAATATAAGCTAATACCAAAAGATTCAGCAGAGTTCCTTGAACTTTCTGATTTCGCGGAAACATTTGATCATAAGATTGTAGATCATCCTCAAATCAATGTTTATGGTCATTACAAAGATAATAAGCTAGTTGGCTATAGTGACCATGTATTCATTCCAACAATTTATCCTGCTTTCCACCCAGATTTTACAACTCCACGAGATGTGATACAGACCATGCATGACTGGAGAGTTTACAATCAACTTACAGGTGGTCCCGGCTATGTCGGAGTGCCATTGCAAAGTGAGCGATTTACATTCACCAATGAAATCATGGAAAAGTTAGGCATGGAACGATTAAACCGAGAAGTATTTTACATTAAACGAAAGGAATAAAATTATGGGTGGAGCCGCAACAGTACCTACTGGTCGATACATGAGCCGACCTGATTATCAAACAGATTTTCAAATTTTATCTCAAAAACAAGGGATGGGGAATACCGCCCTTGATATTGCGTCTACTGATTTAAATGCCGCTCAAGCTGGAGTATTAGGTACACAATTAAATTTACTTAAATCAAGAGGAGACACTTTAAGCACCGCAAGAAATGTATTTGATTTGCAATCAAAGATGCAACCTTTGATGCAAGATTTTGATGCCGAGCAGACCTCTCGGCAAGCCGCGCAATTTGGCTTATCTAATGAAGCGAGGGCAAGGCAGGGAGAAGAATTGCTTTCTCCTGCGACTGCTCGTATGCGGTATCAATTGCCAGAACAAATCGAAGCGGTGACATCTGACGAGTCTTTTAAAAACCGCATGGATGCTTGGTTGAAAAATAAAGGCATTTCTTCAGTTAGTGGAACAGGCGTCGATCCTTCGTCATCTTTTGGCCGATCCATGCTTGCAGATGTATCAACTGAAGAGGGACGCAAGCGGATGCTGGAAGACATTGAACTGCGGAATAAGTTTGTTACTAGCCAGCAACGCCCAATCGGAGGATTAGACCCTAGCGCATTGATCAACAAAAGAATGACAGCAGAAGCTGAAAATCGTGGTGCAATGTCAGACTGGCAATCAGGTATTTTACAAGGAGCGCAACAACTTGGTCAAATTAATCAATTAAAACAAGCAGAAGAATTTGAACAGGCAAGACAACTTGGATCAACGCTTGATTCATTCCAGCAAGCAAGAATGGGATTAAATCAAAATGCCTTTGACTATTTAAGCAAGAATATGGGAGAGATTTTAAATCTATCCAATGTTCAAAAGCAAAATCGTCAGGCTTATGATCAATCTTTATACAATGCGGCAGTTCAAAATGCACAATCGCAGAATGCTTCAAAAGCAGGCATGATTTCGGCAGGCGCAGGCATTGGTGGTGCGGCAATCGGTGCGGCGGCAATCATTATATAAACAAAAAATCTGTCTATATGGATCAACTTATTAGCGAAACAATCGAGAAAGCTAAAAGATGGGCAAAAAATTGGCCCAATTCTGTCGTTTTGTGGTCAGGTGGAAAAGACTCGACTGCGATGCTTCATTTGCTTAAATTTCAAGCTGGAATCGATGTGCCTGTAATTCAGTTTCGGCAACCGAAATTTCGCGAGCGATATGCGTATTCAGATCAATTGATCCGAGATTGGGATTTGACTGTCTTTGACTACCCTGCAAGCCGATTTGCATTAGCAGATGGTCCTGATACAGAGACTGGCGAGGTGCGCTTTGATCTTCTACATTATTTCCAATGGGGAACTAAAGCTGTTGTTCTGTCATTAGGAACCGAGCGTCCAAAGGAAGGTGAGAAGTTCATGTGCGGTGTGCGTGACTTTCTAAAACGACCCACAGGAACCTTTAATTGGCCGTGGGAGTCAGTCTGGATCGGAACTAAAAACTCCGATACTGATTTGATCAAAGGTCATGTGCCTATTTCGCAAGATATTCGCCATGCTGATGGCAGTCCTGTATCGCTTTACCTTATGCGCGATTGGACTGATCGCGACATCTATCAATATCTAGAGGATAACAAAGTAAAAGCCGATCCTACTCGATATATTAAAACAAAATCTGGATGGGCAAACAATCCTGACAAGTCTTTAAACGCAGACTTCTATCCGACTTGCTTAAATTGTGTAGATCGACATCAAGGCAATCAAGTGTATTGCCCAAAGTTAAAAGCAACTGTGACAAATATATCACATCTTGCACCATACGAAGATATCGTGATACCAGAGTTAGGATTCAAACCAGTTAATTGGGAGAAATAATATGGGTGGAGCAAACAAATCAAGCACTTCAACAACGCCGGGAGGGGCATTTAACCCTCAAGCGCAAGTTCAAAAAGCAACTCAAGCAACCGCCGCAGATTTAGCGGCATTCGATGCAGAGCAGTTGCAAAACAAACGAATTGCTCAAGGACTAGATTTTTTAGGACAAGGAATTTCAGGCACGGCTAATAGCAGTCCTGCATCTACTCCTGCATCTGCCGCTTTAGCGAGTCAGAATCAAGCAGATAACTATAAAAAATTAATGGAGATGCAATTATCTCAAAAAGATTCTGACTCTTTAAATTTCATGCCGCAAATGCCATTTAATTTACAAAGCACAAACCCTGAATTAGTTAATAATGCTTGGGCAGATGCTGTTAAAACATTGGTTGGAAGTGCAGTATCTGGTGCTGGTCAGATGTATAAGAAGTGACGAATTATGATTGCCAAAAATGCGGAGCCTGTTGCAGTTTTAAGTGGTCATGGCCGATCTTCAAACGAGATCGATCAGATGCAACTGGCATTCCTGCGGAAATGCAACGAACAGATTATCCTATAATGAAGACTGAAAACAACAGATGCGTTGCTTTAGAAGGTGAAGTTGGAACCGCAGTTAAGTGTTCTATTTATAATTGCAGACCGCAGGCGTGTAGGTTATTTGAACCCGGATCAAAACTTTGCTTGGAAGCTAGGTCTAAAATAGAATTATAATTATGGGTGGCTCATCATTTGGAAAAGTTGTAACTAAAGTTGTTGATCCTTTTAACCTTGGGAATTCTAAATTTGTTAAATCCGCTAGAAAAGTAATTGATCCATTAAATATAATGGACCCATTAAATGTTTTGCCGGGAAGCGGTAAGCCAATTGGGACATGGGATAAAAACTTTGGTGCGCCATTAATGAACTGGTTAAATCCAAAGCAAAGTTCATATACACCAATGACAAAAGGGTTGCCATCAAATGCTCAATATTTTCAGCAACAACAACAAATGTTGCAAAATATGCAAGCACAGCAACAGATTAAACAAGCACAGCAACAAAGTAAACTTGCTAATTTGAGATCACAAGCACCATCTTACCCTGCCGCTACTCAAACAACAACTGCTCAAGTGCCAGCTACTTTATCTGCTTCAGCAACCGCTCCGTCAACTGCTCCGTCAACTGCTCCGTCAACTGCTACTCTTGCACAAACAAAAAGTAGTGATACAGCTATTGCTTCCGACTTGCCAATAGAATTCGGTTATAAACCACCAACTACAACTTCAAAAGTTGCAACTGCAAATACATTTTCATTGCCTAATATGTCAGACATTAAGTTTGGCGGGGCATAACAAATAAACGAAAGGAAAATAAAATTATGGGCGGCGGACCTAGCGGACCATCAAAGTCTCAAATTAAAGCAGAGCAGGGATTGCGAAATCAAGAAATGCAGATGCAACAAGCGCAATTCAATCAACAAATGGCTCAACAAGCACAAATGGCGCAATTGCAACAACAGCAGGCTGAACAAGCAAGGCAGGATGCAATTTTTGAGCGTCAGAGAATTGAAAGCGAGCAAGCGCGGATAATGGAGGAGCAAAAAAAAGAACGAGCAAGAATTGAAGAGCAACAACGACAAGCGGCAATTGAAAGTCAAAATGTTGCCGCCGCTCAACTTCGCAGGCAACAAGAATCCAAAGCACAGCAGGAACTATCTGCCGTCTCTAGCGCACAAACAATGGCAGACCAACAAAGGCAAGAGCAAGAGCGTCAGGCGGCATTGTCCGCAGGGGCGCAGGCTACTGGTGCTGGCTACAATTTAAATGCCGCTCGCAAGCAAGCATTGATTGGGATGAAAGGAACTCCAAATCTCCCTGCTACGGAAGCTAATCAATCTGCATCTAGCAATGTTTTCACTATGCCTAAAACAACTGGACTTCAATTTGGAGGAACTTAATATGGGAGGAAGTAAAGGTAGAGGTAAAAAAAACGATGGTGGTGGCAGTAGTCCCGCGCCTCAAAATAATAATTGGCAAGCACAGCAATCTGCAATGCAATCTGCACAGCAAAACGCACAGCAAAACGCACAGCAGGCGGCAATGCAACAACAGATGGAGCAATCTAGGCAAGCGGCAGAAGCTGAAAGAAAGCGGCAAGAAGAAGCTGAAGCTGAACGAATTCGCCAACAAAATATCCAAGCTGAAAATCAAAAAGCGGCAGACTTCCGCAGGCAATCAGAAAATAAAATTCAATCGGACTTTACTAGTGCCGCACAAAACCAGCAACGACTCGATCAGCAAGCCGCGCAAAACTATGCCAGCACAACCGCAGGCGGAAGCGGCTACAATGTTGGTTCTGCCCAACAGCAAAAAATCTCGGCGGCAGGGGGCGTTGCTGGACCTGCATCAACCAATGCGCCATCGTCTATGCAAATGGGACTTCCGCCTATTCTCGCGTCAAATGCTGGTGTTGGCGGCACTCCACAAAATACTAACTTCTCACTCCCGTCCGCTCAAGGACTACAATTCGGAGGTATGTAATGCCTGCATCTTATAATTTCTCGCCACAATTCGCTACAATTAAGTCTGCATCTCCGTTAGAGGGGATGCGACCATTCCAAATACCAGAGGTGCGTCACACCGCTTTGCAATTTCAGCCTCAAAAGTTTTTAGAGGTTAAATCTAGTCAACCTGAATTAGTGTCGCAAGGTTGGGCGAGTGGCTTGAAGGAGGGCATTGGTGATGCATTAAAAGGCATTACTACGGCATTTGTTACTGAACGCGAGAAGAAAGACAAAAAAGCTGAAGATATCATTCAACGCAAACATGAAAAAGATGTAGCCGCAATTAAATCCGAAAAAACATTTGAAGAAAAAGATTTAGAGAGAAGGTATAAAGAAGCGCAGGTTCAAAATATTGAATCTCAAGTTGAAACTAGAGGTAAAGATAAAAAAGTGCCACCAGTCATTAAGCCTCGCGGAACTTTTATTGTAGAACCTGATGAATCATTGCCAAAACCTGCTCCTACAGAGCCTGACACAGCTTCAAGCACAGAAGGGCAATTTAAGCCTGTTCCAGATGAGATTCCAGATAATATGAAGGGAGATAATACATCTTCATTGAAAGGAACCAGTCCGTTTTCTGCTGTTTCTGAAGATCGATTTGGCAGTTTAAAAGGAAAACCAAAATCAATTGCGTTTGAAACTTATAAACCAGAACCATCTATTTTAGATATCGCAGGCGGACCCGCCCCGACTGCTGAACCTCCAGTTCAACCTGCCACTCCAAAAGAATTAACAGAAGCAGAAAAAATTGCGCAATTAAACGAAGAGCAACTTAATGCAATGTATCCAGAGATGCCAGTTGCAGTATTTGCTGAACCTCCATCTATTAAGCAAGTTCCTGTTCAAGAACTTCTAGGAAACTATGAGGACTACGAGGAGGCATTAATGGCAAGGAAAGAACTTGCAAGTAGAATGCCTGATTATGATGTTCCTGATGTTACTGAAGAAGTTTTAGAAGATGGCACAAGTTATTTTAGTATTAAGGCTCCAAAGCAAAAGCCCACTTCTAAAAAAGCTGGAGTCCCAGAAGGAATGACTGTTTCTAAAGGAAAGATTGATGCCGAGGGAAATGTCACGCTTGATATTGAGCCTGCTCCAGATGCCAAAAAACAAGTTAGGGCATTAAAAGAACCTATTAGCGATTTAGACTTGATGCTTCGCACTATTAAACAAATACGAAGTATTTATGAAGGAATTTCACCCGGCGTTGGAGGTGCGGCAAATTGGTTGTCATATATCCCCGGAACTGATGCCGCAGATGTGTCTAAACTTGTTGAAACTCTTCAAGGTAATATCGCTTTTAAAAAACTAGCAGAGATGAAGGCGGCATCTCCAACAGGAGGGGCATTAGGAGCAATTTCAGAACGAGAATTAAGTCTTTTAGCGGCTAGTGCTGGAAGCGTTGATCCTGCATTAAGTTTCTTTTTGTTTAAAGATAATTTAGATCAGATTGAAAGTGGCGCACTAAAAGCAAAACAATTGCTTGAGGAAGATATTGCATCTATTGAAAAGCCTCAAAAGTTTACTCCGATTCAATCTGCTCCACAGAATGTTATTGAAATTAAAACGCAAGAAGAGTGGAAAAAATTAAAGTCTGGGCAAAAATATATTTTTAACGGAGTTGGTGGAACTAAAAAATAATATGGCATGGCAACCTCCTGAAGATGAATTAGACAGTAATGTTCTACAACAATGGAAACCTCCTGAAGATGAATTAGACAAAAATCTTCCAGATCAATGGAGTCCTCCTGAAGATGAACTGGATAATAGTCCTACAAAAATTAAAGATGTAGGAGCATTAAAGCAGATGAAAGATTCGGGTCAGAAATTGACCTATGATCAAGAACGAGTCTTGTTTGATGCTGAAGATAAAAAACCATTCACTCAAAAGGTATCCGAGGCAGTAAATACATTTGTTCCAACAGCAATTGATATTGCCAAGCAATTAGGTTCTGGTGCTGGTGAGTTTATTTACAAAGGCGTTTTAAAGCCAATCGATGCAATGTCTCAAAGTCCAGAGGAGGCTGAAAAGACATTAAAAGAAGCTGGAAATATTTGGAGGTCTGGGGCGCATGGTTTTGGTCAAGACATTCAAGAAACAGCAGATGCTGGTGTGCGCTTTGCAATGTTTGGAAGTGACTTTACCGATAAACTTTTAGGTAGGTCTGAAAACGAAAGATTTGAGAAATATATGTTGCGCCAAGGAATGCGTGAATTTTCTCAAAAAGTTTACGAAGACAATCCTGATGCGGCGGCACGATTGCTTTCAGAAAATCCTTTATTGCAAAAATTGGCATATGCCGCCGCACTAGCGCAAGGCGGAACAAAAGAAGAAGCTGAATTAGCTCAAAAAGCATATAGTGAATTGGTTCTGGAAAGCGGATTAAAGAAAGAAGATATTAATGAAAATGTTGCTCTTTTTGCAGAAGTTTTATCTCCGTTGTCTTTGCCGGGAACAAATACCGCAACCAAGTTTTTAAACAAAGGAACGACAAAATTTGTTCAAAAAACTGGAGAACTAGCGTTAAAGGGTGTAGCCGCACCAATTGCAAAAGGCATAGAAAAAACCGCAGGAGTTGTCGAAGCTGGAATTGAAGGAGCGCAAAATCTGTCTCGCAAGATCGGCGAGTATACAGTTGGCGACCCAGATACTTTATTAAAAGCAACTGTCACGACTGCCGCCGCACCAGTAAGAATCCCTGCAAAGATGGTTCGTGGTATCGCTAGGACTGTTTACGATGTGGCATCTGAAGCAGGACCGGGGCGCATTGGAATGTTTGAGCGAGCAGGCAAGAAACTAGATTCAGGCGCACTTACTAAAAAATTATTTAGTTCTGAAGCATTGGGAGGAAAAGGTAGGGCGAGAGTTGCTGACTGGGCAGTTCGTCAGACTAATGCCATTGTTCAGCCTGCCGTCAATGGTGCTGTATTGAATGTTGCTCTAGGATTGCCCGATATCGAGTCCGCAACGGATTTGGGATACATGGCAGGCGTTGGTGCTGGAATCGGCGGATTTGGAGGCTCTAGGCTCCAAGAACGAGGCATGGCATTATTTGATCCAACAACTAGCCTAGCTCAAAAAATTGATGCTGTTGTAACTCCAGACCCAATGGGATTGCGTCGAGATCAAGATGCTGACATCAAACGATTCTTGTCTACAGCAGACTCTTCTTTGGTTGATAGCATTAACGAGTTATCTAATGTAAATAATATTAAATCTGCTTTAGAGGTTAAAATTAAAAACCTTGAAGGCAGACGAGATGCTCAAATTCGCAAAGAAGACTCTGCTAGAATTCAAAGAGACATCAATAATCTTAAAGCACAGAGGATTGAACTAGAGAAAGTAAATCCAGAAACTGAAAATGAAATTAAGCGTCAAGTGCAATTAAGTTTTGCTGACGCTATGGATTTAGCAAAAACAACTGGTGCGGCGGCGGGATTAAGTAACATCGAAGTCAAGGTTTTAAAGCCTGAACAGATGGATCAATTCTATCGAGATAAGTTTGGCAAAACTCTTACTGATGCTGAAAGTGTAGTTAAGCAATTAGTTGGCAATCCAAATCTATCTCCGTCCGAGCAAGAATTATTAACCAGAGCAGATGCTACTATTCGACAATACTTGAGCGATGTTGCAGGAGCATCTACTGCGAGAGGATTTGCAATTAGCGAGCGACCTGATGTTCCAGAGCATCTGCGGATGCAGAATCAGAAGGGCGCAACTGTAGTGATCAATGGTGATCTTGTATCGCAGATGGGTCGAGATGGATTGAACTTGTCGCGAGTTATCAATCACGAAATGCAACACGCACTTTCTAATTTCACAGAAGTGCGTCAAATGCTTGATCCGATTCGCAGGCAATTGTTCGATCAGAAGATTCAAAATCCAGACGGCACATTTGATGTTGTTTCAAGCGGCATGATTACCGATGCCGAATTGGATAAATACGCAATTCAATATGCGGCAGGCATGGATGCATCTGGCGGGGCATCTTTCCTTGGTCAATTTGCCAATCAAGATCAACTCCGAGCATACATGAAGGAGGAGGTGCTATCGGAGCTTGCAGGGCTTTCTGGTGCTTCGCATGGCGACTTGCGTAGTGGATTGGATTCCGTAGGACGGCAAGCTGTAGATTGGCTTGAGACGAAGACAAAGACAGGTGCGTTAAAAACAATCAAAGAAGGTTTGCGTCAGTTTGGGATTGGATTTGATGACCAAGGAAAATTTACCTCGGTTCTTGGAACTAATCTTCCACCAGAGGCATTTTCAATGATTCGCCAATATCAACGCAAAATGCGCGATTTGAATGAAAGCCTTGTCTACAATTCCAGCCCATTAAAAGATGCGCCAGAGATTCCGCTGACTGCACTAGCTACGAATCGTGCGCTTCAAGAGCGTTACAAGCATTCTGACTTTTTCGAGCAACAGCAAGTTGTCACTTTAGAATCTCCAGATGGTAGCAAACAAGAGGTTGTTGTTCCCGCTGACGCAAAGTTAGATCGATTTGTTGGACAATATCGTTTTGCTAATGGTCAGTTGGTAGATGAGCAAGGCAACCCTATTTCACTTGGTCCTGATATTCCGCTTCAAGCCATGCCTGACGGCACATCTGTTTCTCTGGACACTAGGATTGCCAGAAACCCAGATGGATCGCCAAGAATCTTATCTCCACGGGAATCGAAACGCCGAGCAAAACAACGAGGCGAGATTATCCGAAAAGCCGTTGATGACGCTCCTGATGATGAATCTGGGGTGAGACTGGAAGACATGGGGAACGGGAATTACCGAGGCACACTTTCTCCTACGCAAATCGAAGCAATTAACAACCTGCCTAATGATATTGTTGCGCCTTCACTTAAACGCAAGATTGCATTCTTTAACGATATTCTTGGGCGTAAGGATGGAAGCATCGTAGAGATTGAATATCAAGCGGCACTTCGTGACGGGAAATATCGTGCATTAAAACCGCAACTTCGCACCGAAATTCCGATTGGTTTCCAGTTCGACAAGCAAGGTAATTTCTTGATGACTACCATGTCATTGTCGCGGATGTATGACAAAGCGAATGCATGGGCGGCAAAGCGTCCTCGCAATCTTCGACTTTGGGGTGGTGATATGACCAAGTTCTGGGATTCCGTTCGTCAATACTTGATGAATCATCAAAAGGGATTGCAGGGTCATATTGGATTAAATGCCGATCCAGAGATTGCAATGCAGATGAAAAATCGCATCAACGATCTTTTCAATGTTTATCGTAAAGAGACTCGCGAGGCTAATCCAGAACGCACAATTCTTCCAAAACGCCGGGGGCAAGACCCAATGGATGTTGTCATTCGTTCTAGGCGCATGGATCGAATTAATTCTTTTGATGAAACTGCTCTTCCAAAGATGCCGTTTCAGTATGAGTTAGCAGTTCAGAATTATCTTCCCGCAGAAAACCCATTTGCTGAATTACAAGATGCACAGCAGTTTGCTAAAGCAATGGAGGTAGATGAAGAATTAGTTAATCGAGCTATTGCTGGAGATATTGAACCATTGGAATTGCAGTTGCATGAGCAAGACCTGCTTCGTCCTGCTGAATACATCGATGTTAGCAATGGCAAGATTCGCGTGAGGTCTATGTTTGATCCTACTCAAGCAATTTTTGAGCAAGGTGAAAGCAATCCAGAATCTCCATCACAATTGCAATTCCTTCCTTCCGAAATCGAAGCACCATCTGGCGAGCGTGGATTCCAAAGTAAATTGCAAATGGAAATTCAAAGTAAGTTCCTTGGTGCAATGGCAACTCCAGAGCAGTTGAAGGCAGTTTTGAACAACCCGCAGAATGTCAAAGCGGAGGAGGTTAAATGGTCAGGAGTCAATGACGCAATCGACAGGCTTGCAAGCGAGAACAACGGCAAGGTTCCTGTGCAGGAATTGCTAAATTATTTGCGAGATGAAGGGCAAGTTAAGTTTGAGGAAGTCACCATTGGATATGATAATGAAATTCAAAAAATTGCTGATCAATATAGAATTAAAATTGAAGATGAGTATGGTGAAAAAGCATTTTACGATGAATTTGATGAGCCTCTTGAATTAGATGAAGTTCCGCCTCAATTATTAGACGCAATATATAAAGCAGGGAAAAAACCTGAACCAAGTTATGCTCAATACCAACTTCCCGGCGGTGAAAACTATCGTGAAGTTGTGATGGCGATGCCATCTCAAAAAGGAGTTCAAATTTTAAAAGATGGAAAAGTTGTTTGGGAAGACAATGAAATAACTCCAACTGGCAAACAAATATCTGATTTGAAATATCAATATCCAGAAAGTAAAGGATATTCAGTTGTTGGGAAGGGTTCTGAACAATACACCTCTTCCCACTTCCCCGAAATTCCAAACTATGTGGCGCATATGCGTCTTAACGAGCGCACAATCCAAGATGTTGGATATGCTATTCGCAATACAGAAAGTGGCAGGAAAGGCCCAGTTAAAGCAACCCGTGCAGAGGCTGAAGCAGATTTAAAACAATATCCTGCAAGTTACTCATTGGAAATAGTTGAAGTTCCAAGAAATGTAGATGGATTGTTCATCGAAGAGTTGCAGTCTGACAGGCATCAGGCGGGTAGGGAAGAGGGATATACTGAAGATACAAAACCATTATTAATTGAAGAAGAAAAAAGACTCGATTCTATACGAGAAAAAATACAATTTTTAGAAGAAAATGGTATAGATGAAGATAATCCAACCCCAGAGTATCGATCATTGGATGCTGAATTTATTAATTTAGCAAGAAGACTTCAAGGAGGTTCTATTCGCGCAGTTCCAGACGCACCATTCCGCAAAGACTGGTCACTACAACTCTTCAAACGCGCATTGCGCGATGCGGTAGAGTCAGGGAAGCAATGGATTGGTTGGACTACTGGAGAAACGCAGGCTGAACGCTATGACTTGAGTAAGCAGATTGGCAAGGTTGTATGGAATGAAGATACAAAAATGCTGACTGCTTATGATCCAAGTCAGAAAAAAACTGTTATTCAAGAGTCCAATATAACATCTGAAAAACTTGCAGATTATGTTGGAAAAGAAGTTGCACAAAAACTTGTTGAACAATCTCCAGATGAAGACATGGACAGGCAAATATCTGGTCTTGATCTTAAGGTTGGCGGCGAAGGCATGAAAGGATTTTACGACACGATCCTGCCTAAAGAGCTTGGCAAATATGTTGCCAAGATGGGTGGCAAGGTTGAGAAGTCTGAAATTGTTATAGAAAAACCAAGCACATTTACTAAATTTACCAGAACTCCAAATTCAGTTCCTGAAATTATTAATGTTCGTGAAAAAACCGCACCAATTTGGCGAGTAAACATCACGCCGCAAATGGAGAATGTCGTTCGCGCAGGGCAGTTGCAGTTCATGCCTGCTGAACAGACTATAAATAAAGTCCCAACTCAAGAGGAACTTGATGCAATGAAGGCACTATTGCCAAAATATACATCAAAATTAAGAAACATTAATAAAAATGAGAAATATATTACAGTTTATGATGAAAATGGAAAACACGCAGGTAGTG